TGCTTTTCCACCAAATATTTTTTTTACAGTTTTCTTGACAGTTTTTTGAGCCTTTTTAGCATCATCTTTTTTTTCTTCATCATCTCTTTTATCATTCATTCCCATAAATAATCCACCTTGTTGAGTTTCTGTAAACATTTCTTCAGGTTTTGGTTCAGGTTTCATTTCAGTTTCTCTTTTCTTTCTTCCTCGTTTTCCACCAGTTGGTTTTGCTCCAGGTTTAAATGCTGATTTAATTGCTTCTTTTGCTAAATCTTTTAATACAGTAACTCCAACTTCTTTTCCTATTTTACCAATATCATCTAAAACTTTTTTACCATATGATTTTCTTTTTTTACCACCAACTTTTTTCTCAACAACTACAACATTTGGTTTCATATCCATCATACAAGGACGACAACATGCTCCACCAATGGATTTCATTTCTAAAGCATTATAAATAGGATATGCTGCCATTGTTCCAGGATCAACTAAATCATTAGGTGCTAATGGTTCTACATAAGGAGAAACACCACCTGGAGGTCTTCCAGCACCTGTCATTTCACCCATATATCTTCTTCGTGCTAAACCAGGTCTATTGGGTCTTGGTAATGGTGTGTATGGTAAATCTTCTTGAACTCCCATATGAACCATATGAGGATGACCACTGCCAACCATTCGTGAATTAGTATACATCATCAAATCAGGTTCGCCATTTGTATCACGATTCATATCATATTTTTTCAATACATCAGCAATTTTTTGATTGTATGGATTATCAAAAGCTAAGTTGTATGATCTTGAAGCCATTATATATATACTACTATAATATTATTTTATCGTAATTAAAATAAAATTATAAATTATTTAATGTTTTTCTTAAAAGTATAATTTATCTACAAAGTTCATCTAAACGAGATTTACCACGTCTTCCACCCATCGCAGATGTCCCAACTCCAGCACCCATAATAACTCCAGCACCCATACTAGTAGCACCAACTCCCATACCAATCTTACGTCTCATTTTTTTTGGCATATGTTTAACAGCAGAGGCAACTCTATTCAAAAGAGCACCTCCTACATATCTCTTGTATTGAACAGAAGTAACAGGGTCAACTGCTTCTTCAGATGTTTTAGCATCAAGAACCATCTGTTTAGTCAAAATTCCAGTAAAGATATTTGATGAACCTGACAAAGTAGTAAATACACCAGAATTCACGCAAATAATACAAATTTCAGGAGTTAATTGATTAGGATCAATATTCGTAACAGAAACTTGGAATTGGAAATTGTATTGACCAATTGAACCGCAACTCAAATAATCAGGTAAAGACAAATCATAAGCAGGGTTCAAAATTAACAATGAACCAGTTGTAGGAATAAGATTACCTACACCACTAGCATTAACAGCAACAGAAACTTGTCCTGAAAATTCTGCCCAAGATTGTTGAGAATGATTATTGACTGAAATTCTCCATAAATCTTGAGGAGTAGCAGATGACAATAAACCTGATGTGTTATTAAGATTTACTGAAATAGAATTAATTCTTAAAAATGATGAACTATCTTGAACCGTTTGTTGAGCCATTGGTTTTCTTACACTAATAATAAAATAATCAGGCAATTGATTAATTTGAATATTTTGAGAATTGAGAATAGCAGTAGCACCTGATGCTAATGGACCAGTAGCAGATTGAAGAGATAAATATCTAGGCAAATCCATATAAGGAACAACATTCTTGGCAGAAATCAAATCAGTTGGTTGAGTTGAAAGAAAATTCATAAGCATTCTACAATTAGTAAATGGATTTTGCTGTGCTTGAGTTCCTAAAGAAACATTATAAGTGTAAGGATTAGCAGTAGACCAAAAACGCTTACAAGAACTATCAATATTAAAAACAAAAGACATAGCATTAATACCAACTAAACCTTGTTTATTGTATTCAGGTTCTCCGTAAATAAAAGGAGAAAGACCAAGCAAAGGTTCAGTGACATTGACAAATCCAGTAATAACAAAAGTATCTGCTACATTTGTAGAAACAGGAGAAGCATCTTGACCGCCAGCAGTAATATTATGAACTAATGTTAAATTTTGAATTGGATAAGCACCACGAGGAAGCAAATCACCATCATAAGATTGGTCTTGATAATCACCAAGAGGATTATTAGTTGTATTTATACCATCAACAAATCTCTTGTAAGATTGATCAGGAAGAACAGGACACATTCCATTATATCTATATAGTTCTCTATTGTTATTCAATCTCAAAATTGAAGGCAAAACATCTTGAAGATTACATGAAACGTTAGTGTTGTTAATTTGAGAAGAACAAGTCGTAAATAAAGAATTTAATGGAAACGCCTGAAAGGCATCAGTCACACCATAGTTAAAGGCAGTAGCACCTACTGGAACAGCTGTAATATTAATAGTAAAATGAATATCAGTATTCAATAAAACCTCACGTGAGACTACAATATTTTCACTTGGAATTTGAGCGTTAAATGAAATAGCTGAGTTACTAGTAGAAACAGCAGAGAATTGCTGGTAAGTATTGCTAGATGGTCCTGACAAAACGGCATAAGACAATTCATCAGTAATGTCGGCAAGTCGGCTATCTTTGATAAGCGTAGTTTGGAAGTCGGCACTCATTATATTATACTATACGAAAATATTTTATTTTATTGAACTTAAAATAAAATAAAATAAAATTACAAACTGTTTTTTTGCTATACTTTTCTACAAACCATTTTTTGCTATACTTTTCTAAAAAGTATAAAAAAAGTATGTTCTTAACCTTGACTATAAAATTTCTCTCCAACAACTCTATCTTTTCTTTCAAATAAAAATTTAATAGAAGCAGATGCTCCACTTGCTAATGTAAATGGAACTAAAGCACCTATCTTATTTCTCCAATAAACATTAATATCAATATTGCTTAATGGTAAATTACCAGTCATATCAATTCTTCTATATTCAGCAGACGGAGAATATAAAATATTTGGTTTAAATACTTGTTGATTAGTTACTAAATCAGTAATAATTTGAGCAAAATTTGAATTATTACCTATTCCGCTAGATGTTTGTCCGTTATTAAATAACAACGGAGCAGACAATTGATTACTAATTATAGGCATAGTATTACTAGTAAAAACAATGCTAGATATTGGCGTCCATGTATCAATCGTGCTAAATTCCTGAAATACTTGAGTATAAACTCTTTGATTAAGAGGTGGAGCATTCGTAGGTAATAAAATAGTATTTACACCAGTAAAATCTTCAATTACAAATTGATAATTTCTTCCTAAAGTTATCCCACTAGTTCCATTATATAATGCTACAAAAGAATTGAATAAAGCAAATAATGGAGGATTACAATATATTCTAATTTTTGCTAGATTACTATTCTCATAAAATTGAGTTTCTGCTTGAAGAATTGCTTTACTACTAGTAACGTCCCAAGTTATAATTGGAGCATTTGCTAAATTAATTGGACTAGCACCACCACCAGTATTAGCAATCAATGATGTCAAAGCATTTTGAAATGCTACATTAACTAATGCTAAAAAATACTGAAATTGATAAGCATAATAATATTCAGTAAATTCTTGAAAACCTGTTGATGTTTGATTTGGTGGAACAGGTAATCTAGCATTTCTGTTCTGTGGAATCCATTGAATATATTCTTGAGTTGATGAAGTTATACCACCTAGACCATCATCATACTCTAATGTTACAGAATAAATACTTAAATCTCTGTTTGCTTGATTAGGTTGAATTTCACATATAAAATTTGGTAAATTATAAGTATCTAGACTAAATCTAACAATCGATAAATAATAATCACCTGCGTTAGGAATGATTGGATTGGTTCTCGTTTCATTAAATCTTAAGAATGGTTCTTCTGTTGTAGTGCTTTGAAAATTAGTGCTAACAATATCGTAATAAACCATATCAGGATTATTTGCTTTTTTAAATGCTGATAACTGAGACATTATATTATAGTATGATAATATAATATTTTCTTAATTTAAACTAAGAATTAAATAATTCTCTTTAATAATTCTTATTATTTTATCTAAAGTATGCGACAAAAATAGCACAGCCGTTAGAATTTGTTGTTCCTGCTATGTTAGAATAAGCAAACACATTAGATCCAAATGCTTTTCCAAATGATGCTCCAGTTCCTGTTAATGCTGAATTAAACCCATATATTAATCCTCGTTGAGGTTGTTGATTTTGAATATAAGCACCACCTGCTATACCAACATATTCACTACCTGATAATAAATAAGTATTTTGAGGTGAGTTGATAGGCGGTGTTGAACTATAATTTGTAACATTATCTTTTACTCCAACTTGTAAAAATAAACTGGAAAAATTCCCATTTCCATTTCCAATTTTTCCTGAATACATAGCACCTGAATGACTATTATTTACTGAACCACCAAATAACATAAATTCAATTCCTATAATTTCAGGACGATTTATAAAATTAAAATTATATGTTCCAGGGGTTAATATTGTATATGTTAATGTTTTTCCAGCAACTTCTATTCTACCATCTACATAAAGTTTTGAAGCAAGTTGATTATCTAATGTAGGAACTAATAAAGATGGAATGTTTGAAACTTGTATATTATTATTAAACTGATTATTTCCTGTAAATCTATTTGAAGGGTTAGCAGGAATTGTTTGAAAATTATTAACAAAATTATCACATTGAGTCTCACTAATGAGTTTATTATCAGAAACTGATGAATTTGGAACTGATACACTTCCGCTAAATGTTGCTAATCCATTCCAAAAATTAACAGTTAAAGCAGGATTATAAGATGCTACTAAATTATCAGCATTTAATTTTGTAGTTAATTCATTATTCGTAGGAAATGAAGAACCAGAGTAAATTGTTGTATTTGTATAATCATTAGTTCCAGTCCATGTGTTATTTGTTGATAATATATTATCTGATATACCACCTCCGCTTAATGTTCCATTGACAAACACATTCCGAGTATTTAAATTTTTTTCAATAGTTGTAAATCCAAGTAAAGATAATGGTTCAGTGAAATTTTGAAGACCTTCCAAAGACATTATAATATAATAAGATAATATTATATTATTGATTAATTTATGGTTGGGGTTTTATAGGTATATATATTAAAAACACATTAATTTATACTTTCTAAATATTGTAAATGTTGCGTTCTTTTACAATGTCTTGATAAAGATCCTCTACTTATTTCTGCTCCACACTCACATACAATTTTTTCTAAAATTTTCTCTTTATTTTTATAATAACTTTTTCTTTTATTTTCATTAATTTTGTCTATATTCTCTTGTCTATATTTTCTTT